AATTATGGGGTACTTCGACCCCATCAGTTTGACTCCATACGGCTTGCTTAGTCTCTATATTACGATCAACTACCGACTGAATCCGCTTGCGCAGGTTGAGCTTGCGCTTCTTCATCGTGCGCTTCTTCTTGTACCGGGGGGTCAGACGCTTCCTCTTGAATGCCATAATGGAACTTGTTACGATACTCGACGACAGGGTCCTTGTTTATATATACCTTGGTCAGGGTCCAGATACGTGCCTCGACCGCGGCCCAGTTTCGGTTGTCTATCTTAGGCCACCACTCACGGGGGAGTTCATTGCTGGTGAAATAGATATACTTGGGGAACCAAAGCACTGCACTGCCCTTAATTTGAACGTTGATGGGATCTCCTTCCGTGATTCGGAGAAATAATGATACAATAGGTATGCTACCAGCCCTAACGTCATCAAAGAGCACAACAGATTCACCGTTGTAGCCGTCAAACCAATTACCTGTACAGTCCATGACGTTGTAGACATTCTCGTAGCCGTGACGTTGGTAGACATATGTCGTTTTACCAGAACGAGTGGGACCCACTCTTATATGGACTTCCGGTACAACACGACCAAGTTTGCGGCGCTTCTTCATCTGAACATGGTTCTGATATTTCGACAATGCACGCTCATTCCTTAGACAAGTGTTGAAACAACTCTCGTCCTCCATGATGTCCATGACAGTTGCGCCTTCATCTATCTTGCGCTTAACCGTGATTATGTCTGTGCGACGACCTTGTGCAGGTTCGTCACCATGTTTGATCAACGAGCTCTGTTTAGAACAGTATTTCTCACTCTGTGCAAGTGTACCGTGCATAACCTCAAAGTGAGCACGGCGAAGAAACTGCTTAGCTTTAGCGAACCGAACGGCTTGCCAGTAGACAACATATCCTTGCAGGTGAGGTGTTCCAGACTCACCTACTTCTTTCGAGTATGCGACAAAGCGCACCTCTTCAGGATAGCGCTCAATGCGCGCGAGTTCGGTTTCAGTATAATTGTTCAGTGTGAACACAAAATTGCGAAAAGTACCGGTTGGAGCCGCTTTGTCGCAGAAGTTCGGGGGTTCCATTTTGAAAAATGTCGCAGAAGTGTAGGGGGGTAATACTGGGCCCCCCTACACACGGTTTATATACATACGATACAATTTTTTTTGACACAAACGGGAGCAAGCTTTACAGCTGATTTTAATTTGTTAATTTTATTAAATAAATTACATGGGCGGTTGCATCAGGCGCGTCTCGCTACGCTCGCAGCTCCTGACCGCACGCTCCGCGGGCGCTTCCGCGGGACCGACAAGGGCGTTAGGCATCTTTAAATTTCAGGAGACGGATGCACTCGTTGATACGAGCGACATTATAGATCTCGGGAGCTGTAGATGCAGTCGAATAATTCGCATAACCATAAATGAATGCTCTGTAGTCAAAAAACTTCGGTGTACTCGTTCCGTTAACGTACGTAATCTTACCATTACGTCCAAATCTCTTGCCAGGTATCTTGATGCTAAACATACGTGTAGCACGCGACAATGTAGGAAAGTGAGACGTGTCTCCAAAAGCAATGCCGGAACCAGCGACGGGTGGAATAACACCGGTTGTATACACACTTGAATTAGGTGCCTTCAACTTGATAGTCTTGCTTGCAACAATAGTAAATCTCTCAGTATTGTACTCATCAAGCAATTTGTTGCCGCTCTGTCCTTGCCATAGTGTACTGTACGTCGGGGTATCTCCACGTGCAGACTTGACGATAATAAGCTTGCATGTGACATCGGAATAACGTTCGTTTAATTCAAGCATACCCTTAACTGTAAGGCTCTTAACATGCACTTCATCACCTATACGGTTACTACCGTCTCCAGTCATAGGATCGGTAACACCTTGTGTAGAATACAAGAGTTCACCAGGAACCAATTCGCCTAAGAAATTATGGGGTACTTCGACCCCATCAGTTTGACTCCATACGGCTTGCTTAGTCTCTATATTACGATCAACTACCGACTGAATCCGCTTGCGCAGGTTGAGCTTGCGCTTCTTCATCGTGCG